TTAGCTGGCCTCATTTTCTAAATCAACTGTCCAAACAAAAATACTTGCCTCTTTAGCCTGTTTAATGATGTCCTTAGTACCACGGCCATGCTTGTCCTTGAAAACCACCAGCATGGCATGATTCTGGCCATCTTTAGGGGCATTATGGTGCAGGGCATAATCAATCATCTTTTGATTACGCATGTGCCCGCAATTGTTCCCGTGTCGACCAAGCAAGGCAGTAAAGCTTTTGGTTTGGATATTGTGTACTCTTGCCCATTCTCGGGCTAAGTAAACCGCACCGTGAGATGTTCCGGAATCAATCAGGGTATCAATAGGGGTACTAGTATGTATTGATAGTAATGTTCTGGCTACGATACGGCGAAAACCATCACCAGAAACGATACGACCACCGCAAACGATAACATTCATGATTTAATCTGCCTGTTGTTGTTAAGTTTGCTAGGGCTGGGGTAGGGTGGTTGTATTGGTGGGGCGTTATACCAGTCGCAGGATAGGCCTGCGGCACCACCGTAAAAACTGTTGTGGTAAACAAGGCAGGTGATTTTGCGTCCATCACGTAAAACAACCTGTGTTTCCATAATATCTTCACCAGCCTGTTCCGCTGCTCTGATTTTTCTCTCTGCTACAGAATCACAACCAGCAATAAAAAAAGCCACAAAAGTGGCTATCATTGTATTTTTTTTCATAATGGTATTTACATTCAAAAAAAGGGGGAAGTTTATTCCCCCATTTGATTTCTAAAACAATGCTAAATTTAATTTATCACGAGGTGCTGCGACCTTTAAGTGCAAGCAGTTCCATTATCGTCAAGTGCATGTAATTAACACAGCTATTAATCCCGCCTGATAGTGCTGTTAGCTTGCTGGTAAATTTCAAAAAGTCCTCTTGGCTTAGTTTATCAGTGATATTATTACTTCTATAGCCGTCAGTTAATTTAGATAACGTTTCCATAATAAACGTTGTTGTATCTAACGCATGAAAACAATATTCACTAAGATGTTCTAAATCTTTTCTGCTGATCTGTTCTAGCATTTCATCTATACCCTCAACATCCTGTATTATGGCAAGCAACCCGGCGTTATTCATTAAGCAGGCTATTTCATCATGGTGACGGGCGCGAAACTTATCTTCTACTTGCATTGCTATATACTCCTAGTTAATAAATCAATTACATTGATAGGTTGATTAGGTTTTGTGCTCATTGTATCAATTGGATTGTGCAATCCAATAAATAAAGTGACCATTTGAGATTATTGCTATTAAATCCTTTGTTTTTTGCTGGGGTATGTTGCGTTTTGATGCGCTTTCCAGCCAGTGGCGTCTGATAATGGTTCTGGCATTTCTTAGATGTCCCACGCCGTAATGCGCCTCGGTATTTATTAGAGACGATTTGACAGGAATGATTACCTCATATAGTAGCATACCATATCTTACGACCAATGCTCCCGTTGGTCTATGCTCCCAGCAAATACGGTTGCCATAAGGGTGATTTTTTAATTCATGAAGATGTATTTTAAGCTTCATGATAACTCCTTTCAATTTGCGTTGTTTACTAATATGCGTTGGTTGTTAGAAGCATGTGTATACGAAAGAAAATACGCCGCACTTCTTCGTCTTGGTGATTGAGCAAAAAATCGGATATACTTTTATTTTCAGCCTTTATAAATTCGTCAATTTTATGCCTCAACCCTTTAAGCATAAGATCGGAAGCTTTAACTGCGCAGCTTTTATCTCTATATAAAAAACCAAGCTTTAACATGAGCTTTAGCTCTGGTTTATACCGGGTGTATTTAATTTTTATAGATGCTTCTTCATGTAATGGTTCGCTAACCCAAAAGTCACCACAAGCCGCTGATTTAGCACCTACAAAATGAAATATTTTCCTATTTCCCTTAACGTATGCACGCATGTATTCAGCAGCATCTTTAGCCCCTTGTCTGGTTAGATATACAAGGTTCCGATTTAATCTCATATTATCCGTATCCGTATCCATCCACTCATCAATAATAAAACCATCTGGGCTTGTAGGGTCAGCAATGAAAATTATAGTGTTCTTTAAAGGCTTTCTTTTTACTGGGAAAAAAGGTTGAGTCATTTCAGTCTCCATGTTAATTATTTGTTGGTTGGCAAAACTAAAGCCCGCTGGTTGGCGGGCTTGGCTATTTAGGTCTAGGAATTTCGGATAGAAGCATATAGTGGGTAACATGAATATCCGGATCACCCTCGTAATCCTCCCATATTTTTATCCCGGGTTGATAGTAAGCTAAATCAACCCCGTGTATACCCTCCCCACAGGTAAGATAAAAGTCTTTTCTATCTGGCAATCCATCTTTTTCAACGCTTTTCCAGTTGAGAAAATTATCCATTGCATTGTTATCCTTAACCATGTCCAATGACGCTGATATGATTTGACCTCTAAGCATTTCTGAAAATTCATACTCTATTCTTTCTCCTATAAACAATAGGATTAACTGTTCTTTTACGTTTAGATTCCTTGATACTTCTGCATAACCGTTTGCTGGTGTCATCCCTAACATCGCTAAGGCAGCTAGCCGAGCTGGGTAGGCTAAAGCATCTACTTCATCAGTGTCCTTTAAATTTAGTTCTGAAAACTTAACCTTAAGCTCCTCAATATCATAATCATCAAAATGCAAATATAGCGATTTATACTCCTGATAAACTGCTTTTGCTGATTGAGATTTGACGCCGGCCTTGATGGTTAATTGAAAAAACACAACGATAGTAATTATGAGGCCGGATATTATCGGGCTACACAATCCAGCTACCGTGCAAATAGCCACGAGCATCAAAATAAGCGCAGCCAACTTATCTAGTCGACCGAAAAATTTATACATAAACTTTTCATACCAAAATGAATAGGCAATCGAAAATTTTAAATGTTGCGCCGTTTGTTCCCTGTTATCCATGCGTATTACCTCCATTTGTTATCAAGCTCAAAAACTAAAGCCCACTCGTTAGAATGGGCTGCGATTTTTAAACTTAGATGTATTGCCCGTCTTTCCGAGCTGTCACTCTTTTAGCCACTCAGTATGTGGTTTCTGCTAGAATTGAATTTCCCATAAACAACCTAGCAAATAGAGGTACTTATCATGAGTAATGATAAAAACAAAATGGCTTATGACCATGCGCCTAAAACACCTGCGCCAACTGGAAATAAGCACGCTCCTAAAACTCCACCCTCAACACCTCCATGTAATTCACAACGCGGAGGTAACAGTAAAAAGTAAAGGAAAGACTTATGGCTAACTGTGAGCAAACCGAAAAAAGTATTGAACTCAGAAAACGTTTAAAATTTGAAATTGCTTACTCATTTTGTTATGAGAAAGTAATGTATAAATTTCTAGGAAGACTAGATAAGCTAGCCTCGTTTATCCTTTTGCTCACGGGTATGTCTGTAATAGCAACTACTTGGAACGGAGTAATACTTGGTTCCGTAGTTGCTATTGTTACAACTCTTCAGTTAGTTTATTCGCCCGGAGCTAAATCGCAATCGGCTAAAGAGATTTGCCAAAAGTACTACTCCATTTATCATCATTTTGATGATATGGATAGTGAATCAATCAGAAACAAACTTCTTAATCTTTCTGAAAATGAAACGGATGAGATTGGCATTCTTTCTTATCCCGCTCGCTTATCTGCTCTGGCCATGCTAGATTGGACTCCTGAAAAAGGTTGTTCACAAGAATCAAGAAAGCTAACCAGATTAGAGTATCTCGCTGCGCTATTTGCCGGTGAAATACCAGAGTACAGATTTAAAAACTAATATCATTAAGCCAATAAAGCCAAACAATGAAGCCGACTCTTTGGAATCGGCTTTTTCTTTAGCCTATTAATACATCTATGTATTTGTATGTCAAAGTTGGTATTTGAAATGGTTTTCCTTAATGCCATATTGGTACTATAGTTAGCGCCTCAAATTGGTATTTTATATCAATCTCTCACAAATACTGACCACGTGAAAACCTGCCCAATAATTTCCATATCTTCTAAGTATGCGGTCTCATCTTTTCTAGATGAATTGAAGCTGTGAATATTGATAGTATTATCATCGTTCCATGATAATTGTTTTACGTGGAGGCCACCAGATTGCCTGAATACATAAATTTCATTGTTTATTATTCTTTTTCCGTCTAAGTTGACGCCAACGATAGCGCCATCCGGCAGTACTGGTTCCATGGAATCCCCCTTAATCGTCATGCAAACTGCCTTGTTGGGTGAGACACCACGTTTCTGCAATGTGCTACGCGCTAATGCACGTTTAAACTCACTATCTTCACTAAATGTTGGTTGCGCAACATCGCTACTCAACGTTAGTGATTCAATATTTCTGTTTGCAGATTGATTCCAATGTAATCCATGTACTCCATTAAGTGCCAATTGATTATTCATGTTCTACTCCTTATAGAAAGCGAATAAGTGGTTAACGGTAGGGGGTCATCAAAATGATGATACCTATCGATGGTGATATTCAAGAATCTTGTTACATCTCTTTAGAATTAAGTTTCTAATAAACAACTTAGAAAATAATCCGTGTGTTGGAACATTCAGATATAAATTATCAAAGTTGGTGTTTGAAGTCGTTCTCCTTTCATAAAGTTCTTTGGATTTTTAGACTTATCTGTCTGTAAGCGTTACCGGCTTACTGGTTTTGTTCTGGCCGCCCGCGAGGGCTTAACGGCTTGCCAGCAAGCTCCTTAACTTGCCTCGGGCTTTTATATTCCGCTGCCCTGAGCCGGTGCGGTGAAGTTGTTTTGCTTCGATAGGCTAATATTAGCGTTTTGCTAAAGAGTATGCAATAGTAAAACGCTATATTTATTAATTAAATTAATAATGTATTGATTGTAAACTAAAACATATTAGCGAAATGCTAATATGTTTTAGTATGTTTAGAATTTTGTGTTATTAAAAGGCAACAAAAAATCCAATTGCAGTTATGACTAGATTAATCTTTTTATTAATTATAAAGAATAAGGGTAATTTTTTAGTCCTCAGTTGGCATCTGAATGACAAATAGACTGTATCAACAAAAATTTAACGGATCTAAAAGTTTAAATTCCTATTTATCGTTAGGCTCTACATTATTCTCAGATAAATGAAACTTAGTATTTGATTTCCCTATAGAGGATATTTCGCAAATAATTTCATTTAATTCCGTTATTAATGTATTTTTGGTATCTGTATTCATTTCATCTTTATCTTGGTCAAGTAATTTTTTAATTTCTTTTTTCCGAGCTTTTAACTTTGTTAACGCTTGCCGTTCAGTAAATGAGTATGCATGAAAAATTGATATTAAGTGAGCAATTAAATAAGCAACTAAAATACTCACTGGTGGTATACAAGTATTAATCAAACTTTGATATTCATTAAAAAAAGTAATTTTTTTACATAAATTATCTAAAATTGACGACAATAACCCTGATATACCAGCCGATATAAAATATGGATTAATAAGTGATTCAGATGTTTTTTTATCACTCATTATTTTCATCCTTTTTGTTTTCAATTTTGTTTACTTCAATCGCATCGTTAATATCCGATTTAATAGTGGTAACGCTTACCAAGGAGCCGTTATGATAGTGTTCAATGATTATATCTTTTTTAATATGTATAAGATGCGATGCAATAAATAAAGTGAATGAATAAGTAAGACGATATATAGCTGGGCTAATAATTATTAGCCCGATGGGTGTCAGATTATCTTGTATAAGATTGAAAATTGAATTAATAGTTATCATGATCAATTAACTCTATCATCAGGCAAAACTTGCAAAACTTTATATTTCTTTTTAACTGTATTTAATCCTACATTTGACGTAGTCGCTTCAAGTACGATTTTAAAAACATCATGTCTTTTAACAGTCTGCATACTAGCACGGATTGAATAAAAGAAATCTTGGTCTTCTAAATCAACTGCTACTGGTTTTTGACCATCTAAATTTATTTTCCATCCTGAATCGCTATCGAAATTAATTTGACTAAAAGATGCATATACTGTCAATTTTTCGGTTTTTGAAGAAATTGTATTAGTTTTTACTTGTTTTATTGCTTGTACGTCTTTGTCATCAAATTGCAATTCTATTTTTTGCTCTTCATTTAAAATCTTAAAGACAGGTTGATTCCTATTGTTAAGCGGTACGCTGACAATATCTTTTACATATTCTCTAACTTTTGATGAGGCAATTAATTGGCCTAAATTTTTATCCACTTTAATTTCTTCACCATCTGACAATTCAATTATTGATGTTTCATCGTCATTGGATGTATAAATTCGTAAAATTTCTTTACCATTTATTTTTCTTAAAGCTCTAAACAGTCCTAAAGTAGGTGAACTTGTAATAGATATGAAGCCTAGTACATTCAAAATCATTTTAGCAACTTCAGGATTTAATAGTAACATCAAAAAATTGACTATAAGAGACCCTTCTTTTGCAGGTGATGTAACATACGTTTGGAGATTTACTTGATTCTTGTTGTGTAAAATTTCATCGGCTAGTTTTATTAGACGAGCTACACTATCGATAGATTTTGATAACAACATAGCGTCCATGCGATGTTCAGAAAGTTGCTGATCCTCTGCATCGTAAGAAATACTAAATTTGATTTGTTGTTCTTCAAATAAATTAGGTTGCTTATCCATGTTTTATTCCCTTTTTGTACAGATTTATAAAACCGCTAAAATTCTTAATTAATAAGTCAAATTTTTAAGTCTAATTTGTGATGTAAATTTCATAGTGTGACTTAAATAAATTAACCCCTTTATAGAATTAAATCAGCTAAATACGTTCAACTCTTAATGTAGCCACAACTTTTCCGCATATTTTTATTGAATTGAGTTCGCTATCCTTAAGTACTTCGCTTTTATATTTCTGATTATCACTGATAATCCTTAGCTCACCGCTTACAAATTTCTGAAGCCTCTTTACTTTTAATCCAGAAGACGACATGAAGACATAAACACCATCTTCTTCATAGAAATTTATTGCTTGGTCTACGAATAGCCAATCACCGTTGTTAAATGTTGGCTGCATTGAATCGCCAGAAGCAGTAATAATCGATATTGATTTTAGATTAGTACCAATATTGTTTCTTGCCCATTTTTCTGAAACTTCAATCAATTGTACTGATTCAGGAAAATCGCTATTGTCAAAACCATTACCCGCAGCAGCTTTTACGTCGAGTAGTGTGAATTGAATAAATCCTTTTTGTGGCGTCGTATCTGTTGTTTTAACCGGTTGGTCAAACCACCCACGAGGCAAACCTAAGGCTCCTTCAATTTCGCGAGCGGTATCGGATTTCATAGAGCGGGCTTTTCCCGTTTTAGAGTCGGCGGAACCGTTAACCCATTGGCTTATCTGAGCAGGAGATTTGTCAATTCTTTTGCTTAACCCAGTTTGTCCACCGTATTGCTTAGAAAGCATTAATAACCTCTCTCTGTAAGTTTCTTCTATGGTTTTCATACAAATCCTTTCAATTCGATTATTAGCAATTTGCTAATAAAAATAAATGTGCATTATGCTTGATTTTTATTTAGCGAATCGCTAATATAAGTGGCGGAAAGGATTAATATGAACTTACAGGAATACTTAAACAGTAAAGGGAGAGGCTCAACAACTGCGCTTGCTAAATCTATTGGTGCTCATGTTCCTGATGTCTCAAGATGGGCAGAAGGTAAGCGCCCGTGTCCCCCGTGGCGATGCTTGAAAATCGAAAAATATACTAATGGCGTCGTTTCTAGAAAAGATTTGCGCCCTTTTGATTATAAAAAACACTGGCCAGAACTGGAGGATGCCCACGATGACAACTAAAACAGCCCAAGCAAGCCAGATTTTGAATAATCAAAATACAGAAGCAGCAGAGGTTGTGATTAACCTTGCTGCTATTCGATATCAAGCGAAAAGATTACAAGCGCATTTTCTTAATGCTGGCTTTCAATTCAGCGATAGCGAGTTCTTTAATTTGGCTTTTGATTTTATCGAGATCGTTTCTAGTGAAGACGTGCCCGCATTTATCGCACGGCAAGCCTATGAGCCGGGAAAAGTCGTTTTTTTCCCCTTTCTTCGTCTTAAGCCCTTTTTTGCCGCACTGAGGGCAAAACAGTGGTATCGAATTAGGTAAAGCCATGTAACACCCTTTCGGTAAATAGTTGTGTGAGAACGTCTATTTTACCACGGGCAAAGCGGAAAGACGCTTGACAGCCGGACAGACGGCGGTACGAAAAACACTGGTTAGAGCTGGAGGATGAATATGATGACAACTAAAGCAACTCAAATCTATCTGCAAGATGGTCAATCTGAGGTTGATTTTAAATTTAATGATGAATGGTGCCAGCTTAAAGAGCTGATACGCGCGGGCAGGACAGACGAGGCGCATAAGTTATTGGATGTGCTAAATGAAATATACCGAAACCGCCCGACTGAGGTTGTTGAGGCGTTGGAAGAGGAGATGGGGCTGAGATGAAGAACAATAAAAAAAAGCCCACGGAACTGGGCTTTCGGGGAACGGCTGATTTGGCAGTCGTTCAATTCTTTAAATAACTACAGAAAACTACAGGTGTAATTATGACTTCAGTAGCAAATCTTGTCAATGATAACTCTTTAAAAATAGGCGATATTATCGGGGATGTTACATGTGCCTACAATCCGCGTCTGAAACGTATATGTAAGGGCGATATTAAGGCTGGGCTGGTTTTAAACCAGTTGCACTATTGGTGGCAGTACTGTACCAGTACGGCAAAAGGTTTTTATAAGTCTGTTAAGGAATTGGCTAGTGAACTGGATTTGAGTGAATATGCGGTACGTAAATCCATCAAGATGCTGGAAAGCCTTGGCTATATCCGGCGCAAGGTTAAGAAGCTTGAGCATAGAACTTATTATCTGGTTGATGAGGCTGCGATTAAAAAGGCTGCTGAGTGTTTTGATGCTAATAAAGCAGACAAGCCTAAATACCGAGTATTTACTGGTTTGATTGGTCGCATTTGCCGAGGTGCAAAATATGACATTTCCCGAATGACGACATGTCGCAGTTCGGGAGTGGTGACATGTGACAACTCGGGAGTGGCGACATGTCAACACTCGGGAGTTGCGACATGTGACAGTTCGTATAAAGAAGAGATTTATACAAAGAATTATTCAGAGAATTATACAGAGATAGAGCGCGCTAGTGATTCTGAGGATTTTGAGTTAGTCCCAGATGGTGAACAGCCAGAATTGAATGATGATAATGCTGATGGTGCTGGTGTTGAGTATGCGCCAATAGGGCTGCATAAGAAATGTGGCTGGGGTGAAAACTGGGTAATGCCGGATAAATATCTGGATTACGCGGCAGCTAAAGGGCTTGTTGGGACTGCACTGGAGATTGAGATTGAGAAGTTTGTGAATTACTGGCTATCTGGCAATGCTAAGAATTCCAAGAAGTACAACTGGGAAGCTACATGGCGCAACTGGGTTTTAACATGGTCAACTAGCAGTGCTGGCAGAATGAGTGCCAATAAACGCCGGAATGAATGGGATTGTACTAATGCGCGCTATGTGGAGGTAAAACCGAATCTGCGGGTGTATGGGGTAGATGTTGGCGGACGCAGGGTGTTTGTTTCTGTTCTCGGAACAACTGGCGAATGGAAAGCGCCGAAATGGGAAGAGGTAGGCAATAGCTCAAGTGCTGATGAGTTGTTTATGGAAACTGTGCGTCTGTGGAATGAGGCTGATTATGGATGCTAGGGAGGTGTCTCAATTGCTGGCAGATAAGGCGTTAAGTGTGTCTGAATATCTGCTTCCCAATGGCAAGAAAAATGGCAATGAGTGGTGCTGTGGCTCGGTTAATGGCGAGGAGGGGCAATCGCTAAAGGTGCATTTATCTGGCAGTAAGGCTGGTGTCTGGAAAGATTTCAGTGATCAGGATAAAGGTGGCGATTTGCTGGATTTGTGGGCAGCCTGTAGGGGATTGAGCTTTGTTGATGCGCTTAAAGATGCCTGTAAGTGGCTGGGGGTTGAGTTTTCTCCCAAGTTTTCAGTTGCCAGTAAAAAATCATTTACGCGCCCATCTGTACGCTTGGGGGCGGTGATTGAGCCGCAAGAGGATGGTTATTTTGACAGGCGGCGCATTAATGGCAGCACGCTTAAAGCCTACAATGTGGCCAATCATGATAGGGAGATTGCTTTCCCGTTAATGGTTGAGGGGGTTATTTATAACATCAAGTACCTTACACCACGGCGAAAGGGTGATGAGAAAAACCGCTGGCGACAAGAATCAAACTGTGAGCCATGTTTGTTTGGGTGGCAGGTAATCACGCCTGATGATGACAAGGTTGTGATTACTGAGGGTGAAATTGATGCCTTGAGTGTTTTCCAGTCTGGGGTAAAGGCACTGTCTATGCCTAGCGGTGCTAAAAATCTGGAGTGGATTGAATACGACTGGGAGCGGTTGCAGCAGTTTAGGGTGATTTATCTAGCCTTGGATAATGATGACCCGGGACAGTTGGCCACGATGGAGGTTTTGCAACGGCTTGGTGAACACCGGTGCAAGTTGGTTGATTGGGGCGATTTTAAAGATGCTAATGAGTGCCTGTGTGAGGCTGGTGAAGCTGCTGTACTGGACGCAATAGTCAGTGCCAAGTACAAAAAGCCGGAAGATTTAAAAAACGCCATTGAGTACGCGGACATTTTGTTTCAGGATTTTAATGGATTACTTGAGACTGCCGCAGGTAATACTACGCCATTTGCTGGGATGAAAGATTTTAAGTTTGGCATGGATCAGTTGACGGTATGGACTGGTTACAGTGGGCACGGCAAAAGCCAGCTATTGGGGTATTGCATGTGTGAAATGATACTGAGGCAGAAAGAACGCATTTGTTTGTTTTCCGGGGAGATGAAGCCCTACAAGGTATTAAATCGCATGGTTAGGCAGGTATGTGGAAAGCAGCGCCCTGATATTGCGGATTTAACAGAGGCATTAAATTTGCTATCTGGCGGGATGAATATCAATGGTGAGCGTTGCACGGAAGACAATGGCAATGAATCTGGCGGGCTGTGGATATATGACGTTAATGGCGCCGCCAGTCTGGAAAGGATGCTCAATGTATTTAAATATGCCAAGCAACGATATAACTGCCGTCATTTTGTTATTGATAGCTTGATGATGTTGGGGGTGGCTGAGAGTGATGTGGACAGGCAGAAAAAGATAGCGGAAATGCTGCGGGATTTTAAATCCCAAAACAATATACATATCCATCTTGTTGCTCACCCTCGCAAGCCTGATAACGGCGATGAATCCAAGCCTCCCAACAAGCATGATGTCAGGGGGTCGGCGGGGATTACTGATCTTGCTGATAATGTTCTGGTTGTGTGGAGGAATAGTGATGCTACAGGTTACGGGACAGACCCGGATGCGAAGCTTATTTGTCAAAAACAACGCGATTCGGGTTACCAACCGATGGTTAATCTGTTTTTTGACCGTGAAAGCTGCCAATACCATGAGCGTGAAAGGGAAGCCATTAGCATGATTACAGGTGAAAGAGTTCGGCGGGATTTTAAGTCACAACGCGTGCGATGATGATGTCAAGTTTAGGAAAGAGCGAAGAGTTAAAGGGTATATTTGATGATTAGTAAGATTGAGATAGACACTGCTGCGGATGTGCTGGCTGCGTATGAGCGAACTATGGCTGATCGGAAGAGGCAAGGGCATTGTCTGAGTGCTGAATGGCGCTACGGGAAAGAGAAAGTTATCAGGGAATATGCTTTTGATGGTGTGCACTATAAACCTGAGGTGTTTGCATTGGTAAAAAGTGCGTTGTCGTTATTGGCGCAAAACAATCGCGAGGCGTTTAATGTGCTTAGTATTGAGTATGGACGTAAAAGCCCTTATTTTAAGCGCCGTTCAATCACTGCACGCCATCGTGCTATGGTTAATAGGGGCGCATGGGCTGGACAGGTAGAAAGGGCGTTAATGCTGTTTTGGGCGTATATGCAACATTGTGAAAATTTTGATAAATATTTTTTTAATTCACCCTTGTACATAACTTGAATATTTAGTATATTTCTAATCACCAATCTGTTTTTTCTTTTTAATGCCGGTGGCAGCTTTGCTGCACCCACAAGAAAGGCATTAACATTTTCTCCTTTTAAGTTGATAAACTTTACTACTCCGCCCGCCATCTCCCTGGCGGGTTTTTTTATTATGCAAGTAAGTCTAGTTGACCTTCATGAATACCCAATGCGGTAGCCAATTTAATTCTTGTGGCTTTACGTGGTTTTTTTGATGATTCCAGTTGTGAATAAGCTGGTTGAGTTATGCCTAATTTTTTAGCACATTCTTCTTGTGTAAGTTGCAAGTACTCACGCCATGCCCGAGCAGGTGAGTATTGTTTGTCGAACAATAAATCTACCACTTCACTAGGTACGCCATCGGTAAGATTAATTTTAGACGAGCTGGTTAACTGCAAGTATTTATCATAAGGAACTAGGACATATTCAGGATTACCAAATCGATTATTTATAATCTGATAATTAATAAGTGCGGTCATCGCGTTTTTTCACCTCTTCAATGGAGACGATGCTAATATCGCCATCATAATTAAACAACACCCGATAATTACCAACTCTTAGTCTGTAATCATACTGGTGATTATTAAGCTTCTTAACATTTAGGCAATTGGGCATGTTGGAAAGATTTGCAATCTTATCCCTAATAATTTTATGTGTAGGGATTTTGCTAAGTTGCTTAATAGCTTTGGGTTGGTAGATTATCCTATTCATAAGTAAATTATAAGATAAATATAAGTTATTTGCAATATTTTATAAGTTTTTATGTTTGTTATTGAGATTTAATAGATTGAATTAAGACAAGTCCACGCATGCGCGCGTGGGCTTTTTTATTGGAGTTGGGATATGAGTAACCCTATAGATTTTGCACAGGCGTATTACAACGGCCTTTTACTGACACAAATCCATGAAGATACCAACGCTTAAAAAGAGTAGATATAGCTATGAAGTTAACAGTTAAAGCTAGCAGACTGAAACCTGCGGGTTGTAACAGTCGGCTTTCATCTCCCAGACAATGCAAGGGTAAAGCTGGTGTATGGGGTCGTGGGCGTGGTGGTAGGCCATGGCGTCGCTTGCGTGAGGCGGTGCTGTTACGGGACAAGTACACCTGTCAATACTGTGGGTATGCTAGCGTTGAGGGTATGGAAGTGGATCACATTGTGAACATTGCAGCAGGTGGCACTGATGACATGGGTAATTTGCAGACGTTATGCAAAGCCTGCCATGGGGTGAAGACTAGGCTGGAGAGCCGGCGCGGGTAATGCTATGAGTGCAATTAATCCGTTTGATAGTGAGTATGTGATTTCTTGATGAGATAAGTACGGCAAGGTTAGCACTGCACTCTATAGTAACAACCTTTAATAGTAACATTGAGTAATCATTTATTATTGTTTTTAGACTGCTTAAAAAATAGGCAGGGGTATTGTAAAGTTGGGTTAGCTCGCAACCGGTCACCGCGTGCCCTCTCAATCGCGGAAAAAATTCCCCTTTTTAACCTGTTAAAGGCTTTAACAGGCTAGGATTTTACCAATAAATTTATTGATTTAGGCCTATTTTGGCTTGTTAAACGCGCTTTGGCGCGTCTTTTTTTAACAGGAGTTTTGCAATGGCTATGAACGAGCAAAAAGAGTTGTTCGCACGCGCTATTGCTATCAGTGGCGGGAGGATTTCAAACCGGGAGGCAGCGATTGAGGCCGGTTATAGTGAGAAAACAGCCAGCGCGACGGGTAGCCGCTTGCGCAAAGACCCTGAGGTGATAGCACTTATCGAAAAATTAAGTACGCCAATGGCTAATTCTGCCAGCCAACAGGGTGATGATCTGGCGAAAGCTGCGGTAAAGGTGGCTGATACAGTACCCGCATTACAGGCTGATTCGTTTTACGGTGAAGTGATTGTACAAACGGGGCTACAGGTGGCGATTGGTGATAAAAATTATTCGTTACTTGATCCACGCGATTTGCTGACGCTGGCCGGCATGGGGATAGTTACCCTAACACAGTCGCAGATTAAGAGTTTGCAAACGGTATTGCCCTACAAGTACGGCAAAGTGGGTGAAACGGGCAAGAAAGAAGCGCAACAGGCTGCGGCGGAAGAAATATTGCAGACTGATACGTTTGCACCGTTGCGATCACCGTCCATCGGGCGGTTGCAATGAGCGCACTGGTGGAATCTGCTACGCCTGAATGGACTACGGCATGCGTTGACTGGCAGCAACGGATTGTTAACAGGCAAAGTTTGATTGTGACACCGCCGTTATTTCAGGAATCAGCGGACGCGGCGCTGCGCATATTTCGCGCCCTAAGGCTGTGTGATGTGCCGGGGGAGCCGCGGATTGGTGATCCGGGGGTATCGAAGAACTGGATATTTGATTTTGTAGCGGCGATTTTCGGTGCCTATAACCCTGATACAGGGGTGCGGCTGATTAATGAGTTCTTTTTGCTTATCAGCAAGAAAAATTCCAAATCGACATACAGTGCCGGAATCATGCTGACCGCGCTGGTGCTTAACTGGCGTCGGGATGCTGAGTTTTACATCATTGCGCCGACTAAACACGTTGCTAATAACAGTTTTAATCCGGCGCGGGCAATGATTAATGCTGACCCGCAGTTGCGCCAGCTTTTTCAGGTGCAAGAGCATAGCCGTACGATTACCCATCGCGGCACTAATGCAAAATTGCAGATTATTGCGGCTGAATCGGATACGGTATCCGGGGTAAAGGGCACAGGGGTATTGATTGAGGAAGTCTGGCTGTTCGGTAAGCGCGCTAATGCGGTGAATATGTTTACTGAGGTGACGGGTGGGATGGTTTCACGGCCGGACGGTTTTACCATTTATCTGTCTACTCATTCAGATGAAGCACCACGCGGGGTATTTGCTGACCTGCTGAGCCGGGGACGAGCCGTGCGCGATGGTGAAATAACGCAGAACTACTTTTTACCGGTGCTGTATGAATTCCCGCCGTCGATGCTGGAATCAAAAGCCTATATGAATCCGGACAACTTCTACATTACTAATCCCAATCTGGGCGCATCGGTAGGCGTTGATCAACTGCGGCAACTATGGGACAAGGCGAAAAACGGTAAACCGGAGGAGGAGCGGCAGTTCTGGGCTAAGCATCTGAATGTGCCGATTTCCATAGCTTTAACCAATGATGTATGGCTGGCGGCCAATTTCTGGGAAAAAAATACACTGGAATCTATTGGCACGCTAGATGAATTACTGGCCGCTTGTGAGGCGGTGACGATAGGGATTGATGGTGGTGGCCTTGATGACCTGCTGGCACTGGCCGTGGTGGGCAGACGCAAGGGTGCACCGCGCCAATGGATGGTATGGGCTTATGCATGGGCTTCCCCGATTGTGCTGGAGCGGCGCAAAAGTATTGCTTCTACGCTGGAGGGTTTTGCGGCTGCGGGTGAAATGACGATTGTGTCGCAGGTTGGCGATGATATCGAAGAGATTGCCGATATGGTGAAGTACATTTATGACCGTGGCTTGCTGATTGAAATTGGGCTGGATAGTGCCGGTGTAGGCCAGATTGTCGATGCCATTCTGGAGCGTCATGTGCCGCAGGATTTATTAAAAGCGGTTACGCAGGGGTGGCGATTAAAAAATGCGATTCAGACGGTAGAGCGCAAGCTGGCGGAGGGAACATTGCAGCATGGTAATAACGCTATGTTTGCCTGGTCGATGTCTAACGCCCGTACTGAATTACGTTCTAACAGTTTACTGATAACTAAACAAGCGAGTGGCTGGGCGAAGATTGACCCGGTGATGGCCATGCTGGATGCGGTGCATATTCTGACCGAAAACCCAAACGCTGAGCCTAGAAACGATAAATCAGTATATGAAACGCGCGGGGTTCGATATATCAGCTATGAGTAAAAAAGATAAGAGAGCGCGCAAAAATTCTTCGCGAGGTATTCGTAGCGAGGGTTTACAGGCGTTGCGATTTGACGGTGTGGATGATCCGGCATTTAAGGAATTTATCCGCAATAGCGTTAGTGGTGGCGGGGTGCAGATTGGCGAAAATAAAGCCCTGATGAACTCGGCATTAAACCGTTGCGTAAATGTAATTTCGGAGTGCATCGCCTATCTGCCCATCAGGTTACTGACAGATACGGATGAAAAGGAGGTGCTGAAAGATGACCCACTATACCGGTTGATCAAGAAAAAGCCCAATGATTGGCAGACGGCCTACGAGTTCAAGCGGCAGATGCAAACACTGCTGCTGGAATACGGTAATGCCTATGCCCGGGTTATACGCAGTGGCAAGCGGGTGGTTTCTCTAGTGCCGATGCATCCAACACGGGTATCAGTAGAACAGCTAGATGATTGGTCACTGCGCTATACCTATACTAGCGCCAAAGGTAAGCAGACGCAAATGGGCGCCGATGAGGTGTTTCATCTGCGCGATTATTCGGAAGACGGGATTAAAGGTATTTCACGGGTAAAGCTGGCACGGGAAGCACTGGGCATAGCTTTTAGTGCGGAGAAAGCCACCCGGCGGACATTTGCACACGGGGTTATGGCCAGCGGGGCAGTAGAAGTACCAAAGGCTTTAACCGATGAGGGTTTTAACCGTCTGCGGGAATCACTGCGGGCGGCTAATAGTGGTGCTGAAAATGCCGGCGGGGTGATTCTGCTGGAAGATGGCGCCAAGGCGGCCAAATGGTCGAGTACGGCGGTGGATGCTCAGTTGCTGGAAAACCGCGCGCACCAAATAGAAGAAGTTGCCCGCTTTTTTGGGGTACCGCGTCCGCTATTGATGCTGGACGATACTTCATGGGGTTCAGGCATTAATGAACTGGGTATTTTCTTTATTAAATTTGGCTTAAATCCGTGGCTGACCTTGTGGGAGCAAGCACTGGAACGGGTATTACTTGATGACGACGGCAAAATACTTAAATTCAATACTGGGGCATTGCTGCATGGTTCGCTTAAAGATCAGGCGGAGTATTTCAGTAAAGCGCTGGGTGCTGGCGGTACGCAGCCATGGCTAACACAGAATGAGGTGCGGCGCACATGCGATTTACCCCGCAGCAAGGACAAGGACGCTGACAGTTTAAAAAATCCGATGACATCTAAGCAGATGGATAAAAGAGGCAAACAGAATGAGCTTGATTAAATTACCTCAACTGAACGCGGGAGCGATTCCCGAAAAAGTTTCGTATGAGTTAACGCCACAGGCCGCAAAAAAGTGGTCGGCGGGTATTAAGGCGCAGGATGACGATGATGATAACGGTAATGTGATTAATATTTATGACGTTATCGGCGGTTATGACGATGGTGCTGCAAATTGTGACTATGTGGCCAAAGCACTAAAGCGAATTGGTAATAATGATGTGGTGGTGAATATCAACAGCCCCGGCGGTAGTTATTTTGAGGGGGTAGGTATTTATAACCAGTTAAGTATGCACCCCGGTCGGGTAACGGTGCAGGTGGTAGGCATGGCGGCCAGTGCAGCTTCGGTGATTGCCATGGCCGGAGATGAAATTCTGATCGGCTCAGGCGCCTTTCTAATGATTCATAACGCATGGTGTCTGGCTATGGGTAATCGGCATGATTTGCAGGGCATTATTGATGGCTTGGGTGCTTTTGACAAGGCTATGGCAGACCTGTATGCACAGCGGAGCCATCGGCCATTGGATGAAATTGCTGCCATGATGGATAAAGAAACATGGCTGGATTGTACGGCAGCGATGGAATGCGGTTTGGCCACCGGCCGGCTGGAAGTGAAAAAGCAGACTACGGTCGATAGTGAAAGTAAACAGGCTAGGGCGTTAGTAGATACGGCTTTGGCGCAATTGGGTATGTCGCGAAAAGAACGGCGGCAGGTATTAAGTTCATTGAATAAAAACCACAGCATGCCGTGCGCTGCTGAGGATTCTGCTACGCCCGGCGCTGGCAGCGATGATTTTTTGGCTAGTGCAAATGGCCTTTTGAATTTTTTGAATAGAAAGGATTAAGTATGAAAAAGCAAGATGTGAAGCAGTATCCGTTACGTGGTGTGATTGGGGTATATGCCAATACGGGCAGTGATCCGGTGACTATGATTAATGGTATTCGCTCAAGTTTGCAAGACTGGCAAAACAACCAGACTGGTGAAGTGAATGCTTTGCGTGAACAAATGGGAGCCGGGGAAAAAGCGCAGGCGGAATTAAAACAGACGATAGTGGATTTACAGGCCAGTTATGATGATTTGGCTAAAAAAATTGCCGCGGGGCAAATGAACGGCGTGGGTGGTCTAAGTCCCGAGGCGATGGCGCAAAGTGCGGCTATGGTCAGTTATTTGCGTTCGGGTGAAGTCAATGCTGCGCTAACTAAAGATGGTAATCTTGGTGTGGTGGCGCCGTCGGAGTGGGATCGTACGGTAACCAATAAGCTGGTGGAAATTTCGCCAGCGCGGCAATTGTTTAATGTAAAGACCACGGACAACGCTTCTTTCAAAAAAGTTTATAACCTACACGGCTTTGCTTCTGGCTGGGTAGGGGAAACGGATAAGCGGCCGGAAACAAAGACGGGCGAGTTGAAAGAATATGAGTTCAAAACCGGGGAGATTTACGCCAATCCGGCAGTTACACAGACAGCACTGGATGATGCGGAGATTGATGTTGAGGCACTGATTAACGAGGAAGTAAGTAACGAGTTCGCCATTCGTGAAAATGCAGCTTTCTTTGCTGGTGACGGGGCTAATGGTAAACCAATAGGTATTCTTACGTTTGTTGAGGGACAGGCAAACGAAAAAGCGCACCCACTCGGTGCAATTCAGGCAGTTCAGTCTCAACGTTCTAGTAGCTATGAACTATACCCTGATGATCTTTTTGACTTAACTGGTGCATTGCCCTCAGCGTTTATGCCTAAAGCAGCATTTATGATGAATCGCAAGACGATGACGCTGGCACGCAAAATGAAAAACGATAGGGGTGACTATATATGGCAGCAGTCGATGCAGATAGGGCAGCCTAATCGTTTGCTGGGTTATCCAGTGTATGAAGTGGCCGATATGCCGGATATGGGTAGTGGTTCTATTCCGATATTGTTTGGTGACTTTAACCGCGCTTATATTATTCTGGATCGAAAAGGCATCCGTGTGTTACGTGACCCGTTTAGCAATAAACCCTATGTTCACTTTTATACAACTAAGCGCACTGGTGGTGGGGTTGATAATCCGGAAGCGGTTAAAGCGTTCGTTATGTAAGGGGTTTTAAAATGGCTAAATTAATCAAGGATTTTAAATGCATTTTACCGGGGCAACTGTATCCGACGCTGCTTAAAGCGGGAGAGGAGTGCCCGCCGGAGCATGAGCAAAACGCACGTAAATGGGGTTGTTTGCCGCCTGAGGGTGTGGCAGAAGTGGGAGTAGAGGCAGCTAAAGCGGAATTGGAAGCAGTCAAGGCGGAAGCGGAGGCAGCTAAAGCGGAATTGGAAGCAACCAAAGCGCAAGCAGCCGAGGCGGAAGCAGCGTCCAAAAAGGACGACAAGAAAAACGGCGGCAATAAGTAATGCGTTTTCTTACAGTAAAGCAGATACGTGACAACCAGCGACTGGATACCGATGAGGAAGACCAGTTGCTGGAGCTGATCGGTAGCGCGGCGGAGGCGCATGTGATTGCCTACCTCAATCGCCCTGTGTATGTAGATGGGGATGAGAAGCGCGCGGCAGAAGAGGCGGGTGCGGAAGATGGTATTGTGGTTACACCAGATATCATATTATCCATGCTAATAACCGCAGGATATTTTTATGCGCACCGGGAGGATTTGGGTCGGGCTGAAAATGCCGCCGTACCGGTTAATGCACATAATCTGCTGGATTTACACCGGAAGCGGCCAATGCCTAGATAAACGGGATAAACCGGGGGTGATGTATGCCCTCGGTTTTTTATTGCAGCCGTACCGGATTATGTGGGGGGGATTCATGAGTATTGCGGCAGGCAAACTTGATAAACGGGTATTGATTCAACGCCCGGAAATCAGCAAGGGCAGTCTGGGAGATATTGAAAAAAACTGGGTTGATGTCGGCAAGGTATGGGCAAACATGTCCTATCTGTCTGGCCGTGAATTTGTTAAAAACGGGCTGGATTCGGCAAGTTGTACCGTGTCGATACAGGTGCGCACAAGCAAACTGACAGCCAACATTACTCCTGAATACCGGATTATGTACAAAGGCAGTATTTTCAATATTCAGGCAGTATTACCGGATTCGATTCACCCCGAAGTAATTAATTTACCTTGTACAACGGGTATGAACGAGGGTTAAAAATGGCATTCAACTTTAAGGTTAACGGGCTGGAGCGGTTGCAGAAAAAGCTAAGGCGACTTGGTAAGAGCGTTCAGGAAGACATTGCTAAAAAAGCCACCGGCAAAGGTGCAGCCATCATCCGGGACGAGGCAAAAAACAATGCCTACAAGGCACCAAAACCTTACCGGGTTTACAACAGTGACGGCAAGGGTGGTAAAACCTGTACAGTAGTACAGCCCGGCCATGTCGGGCGCAGCATCATCATGAAGCGCATCCCTGCCTCGGAACGGCACGGACTGGCTTCCAAGCATATTGTTACCGTATCCAATTCCAAGGAAATTCCCAAAGGAGCAAAACAGATTGCCACCTTTGTGGAATACGGTATTAACATGCCGCAGCCACACCCGTTTATGCGTACAGCCTATGACAATAAGCGCGGGGAGGCTAAAAAGGAAGCAACCAAAATAATGCTGGAAGAGGTGCAGAAAGAATGGAAGAAATAGCTATTTTTTACAGCACCATAAAGGATTTATGCGGTGGGCGTGTTTATCCAGACCTGATACCGGTGCAGAACAGCGCCACAGACCCGGCTATGTGGCCAGCGATGCGCTATGTGCTTGTTTCCGGGCAAGTGGAGGCAACAAACTGTTACCAGAGTTTCAACCCGCGGGTGCAGGTGGATATTTATGCTAGTACGGCGCAGGAGCGCGCGCAATGTGTGCAGCAGGTGATGGATACAATACAGGCTAGCGACGAAATCGAATGCCTGCTTAAAACAGCGCCATTCTTTTCTTACGATATTGACAGAAAGAAATATCAGGCAACCTTTGATTATCTGATTGTTTAACTGACAATTGTTTTTTTATACGAGCCACGGTTATCCGTGGCTTTTTTTATGGAGTTTTGTTATGGCAAAAGCACAAGGGCAACCGGCTATTAAGAAAAGTGCGAAGCGCGGGATGAGTTTTAATAGCCGCACTTACTTTTACGACCTGCCGGAGACGCCGACAAAAGTTATTAGTGATTTAACAAACACTAAACCAGCCATTGCTACATCTGTGGGTCATGGCTTGAAAACGGGTGATGCGGTTTGGGTTGAGAGCGTCGAAAACGATGCTATTAATGGCTATTATCTTGTTAGCGTGAGTAACGAAGACTCATTTGCGCTGATGACGCTGGACGGGGAAGATATCGGCACGGTGACCGATGCTAAATTTACCACCGTGAAAAGATACAGCTTCTGTGATGCCACCAGCGTCAAGATAGCGGCGCTCAAGACTAAAGCAATTGATGCAACCACCATCTGCGACGAGGGCGCTGTCACTGAGCTGGAAAAAGAGCCGGGCACCATTAGCCTGTCCGGATTGTGGGCGCCAGACAAAGAAGTTCAGGATTTTCTGGAAGAGATGGCCGAGGAGCTGGAGACCATATTTTTTACCTTAAAACCCAAAGGCAGCAAGTATATGCGCGGTTATCAGGTAAAAATCACCAGCTTGGACTGGGATGGTAAAAGTGGCGATAAATGGCAGTTTTCTATCGAACTGCAAATTAATGGTCGCAGCCGTAAGTTAGATATGACAACAGGAGCAAAATAAGATGACCAACACCGCAAACACAAAAGAAGCCTTTATCAATGCCGCCCGCCAGTATATGCGCAAGGCAGTAATCAGCGCCGTACCGGATATTGCCCCGTACGATGGACATCTGCATGTCAAGATGTTCAATGTGCGCGAAATGACCGATTTTTTTCAGCGGTGCAGCGAATTTGAAAGCAGCTACGATGATGGTTTAAACGGCGTGCGTGAAAAAGCGCTGATGATTGTCGACCAGGATGGCAATCCCATGTTTTACCCGGATAGCCGCGAAGATTTGGAGTTTCTGGCTGACCTGCCCAGCAAAGTACTGGCGGCCGTACAAGATCATTTCTTCCTGATCAACGGAGATGCAGGGTTAAAAAAGCAGTTACAAGACGCGAAAAATTCATAATTGAGCTGTCTTTTCTGTTGCATATCCCGGCCAGAGAAATTGACGGCTGGCCGGTAAGCGAATTTAACCGCTATCTGAATTATTACAACCGCTTCGGCTTCCCGCAATGGCGTATTGAGCAGTATCTGGCCTATAACACCCTAGTCACAGCACGGGCGGCCGGCAATGATGAGATTCAATTGCAAGACCTGTTATTACCTGATCTGGCGGATGATGAAACCGACAGTCAGGATGTTGCGGATTCAGGTGGTGACGATGATGCAGATGAAGTTGACGCGTTTCTGGATTCACTCGACTAAAACAGCGGCCAAGTGCCGCTGTTTTCTATAGGGCGTTGATATGGGATGTGATTGTAATCAGGGCGCACAGGCGCAGCGCGACAGCAGTAGCAACTATGAGCGTAAAAAAGCCATTTGTGCGGCATGTACAGAAATCAACCGCTGGGTAGCAGGTACACCACCCGGGGAACCGGTGCACACTTTTGACCGATGTTCGCGGTGTGGCTGTTTTATCAAGCCCAAAGCAAAAATCTGGGGATTACATTGCCCATTAGATAAATGGTAGTAAAGGTATAGATATGTCAGAAGATTTAACTATAGGCGTGGGTATCGACGCGCGCGGATTTATTTCCGGCATACGCAGCACGGAAGAGCAGGCTAAAAAAGCATCACAGGCACTAACACGCGCCTATCAGGCGTCTGCCCGCAGTGTTAACGGCCTGACCGATGCAGTCATCGCCACCAGAGCCCAAACCCTGTTAAATCTGGGCGTCACCATGGAACAGGTAGACGCATTCAAACAGACTGCCGTATCCGTACGCAAGTACAAGGAAGAATTAAAAAAAGTTAGTAGCGAGTACGAGAATAATGCTGCCGGTTTAAATAAATATCTGGTGGACTTTGGCAAACAAAATGAATTGCTGTCACTGGCCACAATCAGGACGCGGGAACTCAAGGCAGAAGAAGCCGCCCTTGCCGCCATGAGAAAAGCGCGGCCGGCGGCACCAGAGCCAACCAAAGCGGCCATACCAACGGCGGCAAAGATGGATGCAGTGCCTCCGGTTGCAGTCAAGGTAGGGGATATTGATGTTAAAGGCCTGACTGAATTTAATGCCAAGCTGGATGCGGCCGTGGTTAAAGCAAAGCATCTGGCTGTGGCCATGCTGGGCATTGGCAGCATGAAACAGTTATCCGGTATAGCGGATGAGTGGACAACGGTAAACAACCGTTTGAAGCTGGTGATTGATTCCACTACTGAATTAATGCAGGTGCGCAGCCAGTTAATGGCCAGTGCCAACAATACCGGTCAGGCATTGGGTACCGTGGCCGAACTGTATAACAAGCTGGCCACATCGCAAAACCAGACCGGAATCAGCGGCAGCAAGCTGCTAAAACTAACCGATACCATCAATAAAGCCATGGTAGTCGGTGGCGGCTCGGCTGAATCACAGGCGGCGGCACTGGTGCAGTTATCACAGGCGTTTGCCTCAGGCACGTTGCGCGGTGAGGAATTAAATTCCGTACTGGAACAGGCGCCGGGGCTGGCGCAGACACTGGCCAAAGGATTAGGGACAACAGTCGGGCAATTGCGTGCACTGGCAGCCAGCGGCAAGCTGACATCCGAGGCCGTAGCCAATGCCATATTAAAGCAGTCGGCCGCCGTTGATGCGCAATTTGGCAAGATGAACAAGACTGTTGGCCAGTCTGCCACCACTTTTAAAAACAAAGTGATGTCCTTTGTTGGCGCACTGAACGAAACCACCGGCGCCAGCCGCAAAGCTGGCGCGATGCTGGAATGGCTGGGTAATCATCTGGGGGTGGTTGCAACGGTTATCGGTACCGTGGCCGCAGTCTATACCGGCAAATATGCTGCATCCATTGCGGCGGTGATTATCCGCAAATACGCCGAAATTGCTGCATCGGAAAAATCCACCGCGGCCATGCTGAAAGAGGCGGCCGCAGCTAAATTTCTGGCGAAAGCCAAGGCGAGCAGTGCAGCCAGTGGTGCAGGCGCCACAGGGGCGGCAGGGGCAGCAAGCGCAATCGGCAGTGTTGCCGGTATGGCCAAAGGTGGCTGGGTTGGCTTGGTTACAGCCTTGGCTACGGCAGCATTTACTTATTATGAAGTCCGGCAGGCATCAAAAGCAGTTAACGATTCCCTGCACACACAGATAGGCTCGCTGGATGAACTGATTAGCAAATATAAACAGTCATCTGATGTTGGTAAACAGGCAATACGCAAGCAGGCGGAGGATGAATACAAAAAACATGCCAGTGAGTTTAGAAACAAATTAGGCGAATTAAGGGATAAATATACAGGGTTGATAGGTACAGGCAATACATGGAACATGCCGATAGCCGATGTAGCTAAAAAAATCAACAGTGTATTTGCCGAAGTGAATGCCGGCCGTAAAACCACAGAAGAAGCGCATCAGGAATTAATCAAGTTATTTGGCATCAAACCTGATTCCCCACTAGCCGGTGAACTGGCACAAATGGCTGTGGCCGCTGCTGATGTCGGCAAAAAGGCCAATGCTGCCGCCGATGCGGTAAATGCAGCGGGTGGCGTGGCACCTAAGTTTAAAGCGGCGAACGAAGAAATGTCTGCCGCTGCCCTGCAAACCAGCGCAGCCATTCAGAAACTGATTGATACGCAGAAAAAAAACATTGAGATTCTGCAAAAGCAAAAAGAACTGATGGCAGGGGGTATGTCCAGCGGTGTAGCCGAAGCGGTAGCCAAGGCCAGCTCAGAGGGTATGAGCGAAAAACAGCTTAAAGAATTTACCCAACTGCAACGGCAGCAGGAAATCCAGCAGCAACAGATAGATAACATCAAGTCAGTATCTGATACCCTGCAAACACTGGGTAAAAGTGCCGCTGAGGCCAAGGCGGAATTGGCTGGTGGTAAAGAGGGGCTGACCCTGTTTCAGCTAGCCACCAAAAATGCCACCAGCGCGCAGATGGAACAGGCCAGGCAGGCCATGGCGCAAAGCAAGCTTTACCGGGAGCAGTTGCAGAACCAGCAGACCCTGAAAGACATGGTACAGCAGGCGCAGGAGGCAAAGGCAGAACTTCTCGGCGGTAAAAACGGCCTGATTGCATTCCGGCTGGGGCTGACACATGCCACCGATGAACAGATACGACAGGCACAGGCGGTTAATGCGTTAACTGAGCAGATACAGAAACAAAAATCTGTTATGGCCACACTGGAGGGTTTAAAAGAACAGGTTGAAACATTGGGCATGGATGCCATTCAGCGGCAGCTATATGGTATGCGTAAGAATGGCGCCACGCCGGAGCAGTTACGTTATGCCGAGGCCATGCTCAAGCAGATTAAATCATTCGATGAAGCGCAAAAAGATACCAAAGCGGCAGCACAGGATTTATCCGAGGCGGCGGAAGAGTTAAAGAACGGCAGCCGTGCAGGTAAGGACAAGCCGATTAGTATCTTCAGTAAAGAGTACCGCGACCGGGAAGAAGCCTACTGGAAAAAGAAGCGGGAAGAAGAGCGGAGTATGGGCGGCATTTCCTTTATCAGCGGCCGCCGGCCATCTGCACCTGATGTCAACCTAATGTCTGCCCCGATGGCACCAGCCGGCTTTGGCTCAGGCAAAGGTGCAGCCAAAGATATCGACAACATGATTAAAGTGATGGAGGCTATCAAGGTGGAAATCAGCAACGGCGACAAGAACGTATCCTTTAAAGCGCTTTTTGATGCACCTGATGGAGCCAAGCAATTTAAGGATTTATGGAAGAAAGCGCTGCACAGCGTTGCCAGTGATTTGCGATAACCCCGGCCAGATGGCCGGTTTTTTAATGAGGTTTAACTATGCCCTTTATGTTGTATACCGATGCCCAGATGACAATGGAAGCTAACAGCCCGTATCAACTGGATTTTAACGGCGCCGGTAAAAATGAGTTCAAGCTGTTTTTTGGAAGCCCGTACTCCAACGAAGTGCTGAAACCAAAATCAGACCCGCAAATCATGCTAGTACCGGCTAGCCGCCTGAAAAAATGGGAGCCAAACCGTGTGTACAGCTTTGGCAATATTATTGAACCAATCGTATCCAATGGCTGCATGTATCAGTGTCTGGACAATGCCCAGACCGGCAGCAGTGAACCGGCATGGCGGGCAGAGCGCGGCAGCAAATGCAGTTCAGGCAGTACAACATTTATCAATCTGGGGGCGAAATTCCAGCCCGCAGATGTTCAGCTAGCCCTGACGTATGCCGGACTGGATACGGCAAATGCTGGCGCTGCGCTGGAACTTGGCACACAGCTACAGGGTGGCAAGGCTATACCGGTGTATATCCGCGTCACCAATACCAGTAACAGCGTCCGCAGCGACCGCTCCGACCCATGCATCAGCATCAGGCTTAATGCCACCATCACCGAAACAACAGCATAAACAGAAAGTGAAACATGCTAGGTTCGTCTTTACTCAACAACACCCTGCTGGCTACCGATAGCGGCGATACCGCGCAGGCAGCAACCAGCGACGGCATCGAATTAATCCGCATCGGCTGTACCGTACGCGCCATAGAGCAAAGCGAAGATTTAATAACCCTTACCTGCCATGTTTACCAGAAAACAGACAGCGGCGGCGACTTGCTGAATATAGCGCAGGTAGTCAATCCGGTATGTGACAACGAACTGCTACAGCTTGGCCAGCAGGTACTAAACCCCGCACCCAACCGCTTTATGCGTGCCAAATATGCACAGGGCTTTGATGGTGAGAAATACGCTATCAGGATATTTGTGGCCGGTGTTGAACTGTGCAACGTAGTGCGCACCTGTGAAGTGCATTTTGCCGAGGGTGAATCGGCCACGGCCAGCCTGTACCTGCGGGAGCCATGCGGCGCAATTGATATATACCAGTACTATAACCGGCAAATCGTTATTTACGCGCAGACCGATAAATATCTGTACCCGATATTCTCCGGCGTTATAGATATGCCCAAAATAGATTATTCAGGCCGTCTGCGCATTCTCAACGCCACCAAAGACCGCAGCAAATCAGTCGAAAAATTAAGCATTGACACCATTCACGGCATTGGCCACTGGGCAGCGTCGATTTTTGGTGAAGAGCAGAATTATGAGACCAAAAACGCGCAGCTCACCGACCGGTTAAGCACCATACCGGCTTCATTTGATTTTGATGCCCGAGAGCAGGCGCATCTGACGTCTTGGCTGCCTAAACCAGTGGCTGACTGGACACTGAGCGCTTGCGATGTTTACGAAGCCAATATGGCCTTAGAGATGAGCAGCGCCGTTTCCATCGTCAATCGCGTTGAAATCGAATTACACCACCAGTTTGACCGCCTGATTCACAGAGAAATCAGCTTTAGTTACCGCTACCTTAGCTTTATGAGTGATTTTGATTACATCATACGAGTGGCCGCAGAGGGGCCCGCCCCGAAACTGGCCGATGTCCAGAGTGCGGCAAATGGCGGTGGCTGGACAACCGGAGAATGGTGGGTTAAAGGCACACCGCCCCCGGGCGTGTATAACGGTGTGATATGGAAAGCAGCCGATTATAAATACGATTACGAACCAACAGGCGAAAAGGACGAAAACGGCCACGATATTGTCAATGTAGTGCAGATTCCAATCGGCAGCGACAGCAATTTATACGCGCTGGCCGCTTCATGGAAAGCAATGCGCCGCTGGAAACAGGCAATTGATGAAAAGTACATCATTGTCTTACAGAATCAGGAATCCATTGCCATTCATGGCGAAAAAAAGGAAAAAGTTACCTACAGCATCAACCATGAAAGTGATGATGACAAAATGGCCAAAAACTGGGGCGGTGAAAAGCATTACAAAAGGCCAAAAGGGGTAAAGCAGTTAAATGGCGACTATACAACCAATATCGACAATGTTATCCCCGGAGAATTTGCCAACGGCTATCGGGTTGCCGTGCAGATAGGCTATACCCGAATGCTGGAAAGCCACCGGCAGAACAGCATAACCATGGATTGCAAGTTTTTACCGTTTGCCAGCTTGACCCATACCGTGCATGTGGCCACAAAACGGTTTAATGCCAACGTCAAAATAGCGGCATACAGCCATAGCTGGGATTTTACCAGCAAGCGTGGCAAAACCACCCTAACCGGTAAATTCTTCATGAATCCCGGCAGCCGCACACAGACATTCAGCGAAGTAGAGCCACCGCGCGAGCGGCCACAACTGCCCTGTGAAACGTTTCAGCAGGAATTCATATTAAACGACTATATCGTCCCTTATGGCGTTGACGTGATTGAGCAAGACCCGAATGCGGACAAAGATGAGGACGAAAAGAAAGAAGAGGAAGAAAAAGACAAAGGCAATTCCATCATTACCGGCAAGCCAAAATTCAAACTCTATGAATGTAATGGCTATATACGAAAAGAAACCGGTTACACCTTTAAAGGCACCAAAATGAAACGCGGCCTTGCATTCAGAGTACAGACGCCGGACATAGAAGAAAAGAGCACCGACACACTGGATATTAATGCCGCCGATAAAACGTTTAATCTGGCCATACCACACAATGAGCCATTTCCACAGTTAACCTGTCATAAAAAATGAGTAATGAACATGAGCCTAGCAGAAGATTTCCGCAAACTGTTTGGTAACGTCCGTCCCAGATATGAGCGCACCCCCAACCGCCCGCGACTGCGCGGCGCAATAGGGGTGTCCAACATACCTTATGGCGGTGATATGCCCAAAAGCAATACCTGTCTGGACAAATACGCCTTATTGCACTTCAACAGCAACGGTCAGCCATCCATTGCCAGCGCCCGTGCGATTGAAGGCTTGTTTGAAGCAAACACCGGTCGACAGGTGCGCATATTTCTTGACCCTAGTGCCATGATTTGCGAAAACAGCGACGTGGAACGTTTCAGCGATTACGTATGGTACAAATTGCAGCTTAAAAATAAGCATGAAGCAATACTAACTGGTAGGTGGTTTACAAAAGATCATATCTTCTTTGGTTCAGCCCATTGGTTTTTGGGCTTGGATATATTAAACACGCCATCACCATGGCCGGGCGAAACCAATAGTATAGGAATCAATAATATACGGAAAAGCGCAGGGACACTTAAAGATGTAATCTATAAGATACTGAAAACCAACGCATTAAATGCAGAAGCGTTTTATACGACTATCCCGATAAAAGCAAACCTGATTAAAACAAACCGCGACGAATACAAAAAAGCAGTTAAACAGATTTTTGATTTTGTCTGTGTTCACCTCAACGAGGGCAGTAAATATAATCGCGATACCATGTTAGAGGTATATGCCTTTTATCAGCAGAAAAACAGCTTTATAACCGAAAAAAATAGAGCTTCAGCCATGCTGATTAGCGATACCGAACGGTATGCAGGCAAAAAAATTCCCGAAGACGGGGAGAAAGTTTATACATGGGAAACACCGGCCAAACCGTTTCTATATGGCTCCGCGTACAACCACACCTTTAATGCGAAAGATGTTTACTGGGGAATTTCGGCTGATAATTACAAAGTGTATGAATCGCGCTGGAAATTTGCAGATGATCTGGTATACGGCGTTAGCCTGATTAAAGATTATGCCCTGCAAAGCGCAGGTATTACCCGGGATGAAGAAATCACCGCGGATAATGTGGCCAACGTTAAATTTGCTGACCATTTCATCCATTCGTTTGACTACTCAGAGGGTGTACAACAGTACTTTGAACAGGATGTGACCTTTTACTATCGGAATAAATACGATGAAGATGGTAACGAGACCGGCGAAGACATGAATGTCCCTTTCATTACCCTGTCTGAGAAAGGCATTACCCGACTATGGAGCGTGGACATCTTCCCGGATAGCGCCATCATTGACCTGAGATTTAACCCGAAAACAAGCAAATTTGACCCGTCTCACCCCGTTGCTCCGGAACTACTGCCCGACAACCTGAAAGATTTAAGCGGTTTAAATCTCAAGGATGAAGAAGACAACCTCTACAGCATCACACTAACTGACGGTGGTTTTTTACTGCATAGCGCGGCAGCGGGTAAAACGTGGAAGATCATACACGGCGATTACACACTGGCCACCAAAGAAAAAGGCAACAATAATGAGATGCTATAAAAACAACTTTAGTACCACCCTGGTTGAAGAGCTGGCATTAAACAAAAAAGATGCCAGACTAATCCTTGATGAAGAATCCACGGAATTGCTTTTACAGGCCATACCGGAGAGCCGCGGACAACATTATATGCGGCTGACACTGCAAAATGCTGATGCGGCTGAATATGAGCTGATAGATGTCTATAACAAGTATAACGACAGCCTGATAATCTGCCGTGCCGGCATGGAAGAGACAACGCCGGCAGCATGGCCAGCGGGGACGCGGATTTTATGCGCACCTACAGCACAGAGCTTTCAGCCCAGTCAAATAACCTATGTTAACGACAGATGGGAAATTGACGACGGAAACATCTTGACCATAGATGCACACAACGGCAGCACGCAGATATTGCCAGCGGTGGAGGATGGCGACGAAACGGCGGGTTATCCCGTCGTTTTTGCACATATGCATGATGGCGATGAAATGTTGCTGGAATTAAAAGGCATTGATAGCGTAGACCAATTGCCGGTTTTTGCAAACGCAACACTATTAAAAGGCTAAATAATGGGTATGTTACTAAAAGTTTATAAGCATAACGGCTGGTGTTATGTCCGGCCACTGGGCAAGATTGCGCCATCTGCGATTGCATCATTCCCCTTTGGGCGTGCGCAGTATCAAAGCAATACCGAATGGCGGGACGAAATCAGTGGCCGCTATGTCATGCCACAGAATACCGAAATGGCAAAGGGGGCGATCAACCCGATTCACGGCAGCGATGAGGGGCTATTATTGAATAGCTATAAAACAGCCGAGAACAGGCCAAGCAGCAGCGCATTAATCAGCTCCTACGAATCAATTCTGTATGGTAATGCGCTAACCATACGCATTAAGCCTGGACAGTTTGCTGGCTTCCCCCTGATTTTATGCGTACTGTATGGCGAAAAAGGGGATCGTGGCCGAGATGAATTGCTGATTATTGCTATTCAGGATTTACAGATTGTCACATACTATCGCAAGCGCAATGCCAAAGATAATGACGTAACAAAAAACCAAACCGGCTTATACCTGAATAATAATGACCGCTGGAGCAGCATCGGGCTGAATTTCAGCAGTAGCAACGGCTTCGGGCTGGCCGGCGTTTATCATAAGTTCTCTTATCATAAATTAAACATTGTGCCACTGAAAGAGTTCAGCTATTTCTGGCTATTTAACTTTAACACTGATACATGGGTGTGGTATGAAGACGAAGAGGACATAACACCCTTTAACGGCGGTGTGGCCCAGGCTAAAGTCTACAGCAATGCTTTATCCGGTGATGAATTCGGTACCCTGCTGGATGCGTACAATGATAATGATGACCAGGGCGTGATTTATATAGACAAGCCAAGCGGCGGAGTGCTGGCCGAAATTTACACAGAGACAAAAGAGGTAAGCACCGGCGGAGGAGATAGTGGCGGCAACGGCAGTAATAACCCGCCAGGTGGGACGGGCGGCAATGGTGGTTCAGGTGGTAATGGCGATGATAAAGTTGACATTGGCGGTTCTGGTGATCAAGACCCACTCGAGCCGGGCACTTTTTGTATGAACAGTGAGGATTAAAATGGCTTTTATGTTGTATGCAGATGAAAAAATGCAAAAGCCGGCCGATATCCGCCTTGCATTTAACGGCACCGGCATTCTGGACACAGTGCTGTACTTTGGCAGTAACCAGAGTGACGAAGTATTAAAACCGCAAACCGATGCACAAATCATACTCAAGCCGGTTGACCTGATAAAAAAATGGCAGCCTAACAAGTTCTACTACTGGAACAACATAATCGAGCCAAGCCACCCCAATGGCTATATTTACCGGTGTACTACTCAGGGCAGAACTGGTAGCGAAGAGCCGAGATGGTGGATAGATAACGGTGGCTCGGGTGCTTCCGGCAGTGCACGGTTTACTGTGCTGGGTGAAGCGTACAGGCATACTGATATCAAGTTATCGCTGACGCAGGCAGGGTTAGATAGCGCTGTGGGTGGTGCTGGTGTTGAGCTGGGCGCACAGTTGCAGGGTGGTAATGCCATAGCGGTGTATATGAGAGTGGCTAATAAGTCCTATGACTTACGTAACGACTTTACAGATGCCTGCCGTGGCCTTGCTACCAACAGCACGATTACGATAACGACGGATGTTTAAATTTATTATTTGATTATGTAACAAAATCAGGCCAGCCTAGTGCTGGCTTTTTTATTAAACGACTAACCGCCTACTGGCGGTATTTTTATGGAGTAAATTCACCATGCTTAAAGCATTTAAATGGTTACACTGGTTGCTTGATTTACGCTTTTTACCGGATAAATTCCAAGATTGGTTATTTGGTACCGGCACACGAATAATTGAGGTACTAAGCGGGTTTGCCATGCTGGGGTTTGCCCTTGTATTTGCACTGCATGGCGAGGAGATGATTAAAGAGGATTTATATGAAAAATTCCTACATCTTCATCCTAAGATATTCGTGGCCATCTTGGTATTTGTGGCAGCAGGGCAGCTATTTGCTGCCTTTTTTCATTCCAGCCGCAGCAATATCCTATCTGGCTGTTTCCTGATCTGGTCGGCATTAATCTGGGTTGTTATATCCGGGGCATTTATCGCAGCATACCCGCCTTTGTCTACAGGCATGACCACCTATCCCATTATTGCCATCATCTGCGCCCTTGCCGGCAGGAATCTAATCAAACACACCAAACGGGTAGAAGACAAAAAAGGCGGTGAATAATGGACGAGGCTTTCACACTAGCCAATTGCTTTGCCCTTGCTGGCGGCTTTCTAGGCGCGCTGGTGGTGTCTGATTACAAACGCTATGGGACAGTACTAACCGTTACGTTCATCATCATAGGCATGGTTTTTGCGGCAGCATTAACGGAATATTTCTTCACGCAGAACCACCCGTGGCTATTTGCCGGTGCTGGTGTATTTGCCGGTATGGCTTCCACATCTCTACTGGATGCGTTCAAGGCCACAGCACCAAAGATGGCACAAAAGCTGATTAATGCGGTTTGTAACAGGGCAGAGAAGATGATTGGTGATACTGATGATGGACAGAAATAGGGTGTCTGTTGCGTTCCCTTTATCATTATGTAACCGTTTCAAGCCAGCTTAGTGCTGGCTTAATCTGAAACACAGAGCAAATTTTAAGATTAGATTTCTAGGATGGGATTGGAAACTACAACTGCAAAACTTTGTTTCACATTCATTTCTATTGCAAAATTTTTAAAACATCATTACAGTAGTAATGAAATATAAATGAACAGACAATGATTTTAAAAGGTGTTGTATATGGCAAATTTACAAATTCGCATAGATGATAAGTTGAGAGACGAGGCGCAGCAGATTGCTAATGATTTGGGTATGGATTTAACGACCGCTGTTAGAGTTTTTTTAAAACAAATGGTTAATGACAGAGGTTTTCCATTCCGACCCGACTTAGACCCATTTTATAGTCCCAAAAATCAGGAAGCATTAAAAGTTTCTATTGCGCAACTCAACGCGGGCGAGGTGGTTAGCAAAACACTGGACGAATTGCAGAATGAATTTTGACTTCACACCGCAAAGCTGGATGGAATATACATATTGGCAAACCCAAGATCGTAAGACTGTAAAAAAAATTAATACACTTTTGAATGATATAGCTCGTAACCCTTTTGAGGGTCTAGGCAAGCCAGAAGCCCTTAAAGAAAACCTGTCAGGCTTTTGGAGTAGACGTATAGATGACAAAAACAGAATTGTCTACAGAATAGTCGATAATCGTTGCCAGATTATCCAATGCAAAGGACATTACAGCGATAAATAGACGCCCGCAGTAGATTTCAGCCTAGCCCTAAGAGATTTCCCTCCTAGTCCGATTAAAAGCTACAAATTTATTATTTGATTATGTTTCAAATTCAAGCCAGCTAATAACTAATTTGTAGTAAGGTACTATTTTATTAGGTCTTTTAGATAAAAAACTTGATTTCTTAATATTATATGCCATAATTAAAAGTAACTATTAGTAAAAATTTTAAACAAACTAACTTAAAAGGCACTCATGAAACGTATTTATCATGTTGGGTGGGATGGTAATGATTAACATACCTAAATGGAAGTAACTGAATAATATTGCCGAGGTAAGTAAACTTGGTGCTCATTATTTAAATTGAAAAAAATAATAAAATCCATGTAACTAAGTATGGAGACGGATATGAAGGTAATCAGTAAATCTTTTATTGTCGGAATGAGTTCCGCCTTTGATTTATTTCCTCAGAACACAATAAGTAAATTGCCTTTTCAAGCATCTATTGAAAATGGTCAGATTCTGGATGTTTTGGCTCTCCAAGGGGATATGAAAAAAATTGGTGGTGATTTTCAGCAGGCTATAAGAAAAATTAAAGACAAAGATAATGAACGATAATCAACGCCGTGATAGCGAAGAAACAAAGGCGCCATGCCCTCAATCTCAAAATACTGAGAAAGAGATATGTCAACTAGAGGAATTAGATATACTTGATAAACTGGAAGAAAATCCTCAACTTGTAAGTAAGATAATTGCTAGATTTCATTCAGGGCCACTTCCCAGTCCTGAAGATTTGGCTATATATAATCAGCTTATACCTAATGGCGCGGATCGGATAATGCAGAGTGTCGAAAGGGAGCAGTCGGCAAGGATTGAATTAGACCGGCATAAGACAGAATGCGATATCAATTACATAAATAAATCTCTTCAACTGCAACAAAGAGGACAGTGGATTGCTTTCGTTACGGTTTTATTGTTTTTCATATTATCTTTCCTGCTTATATGGACTGGTTCGCCAGCACTAGGTGCATCAATAATGGGAGCCTCTCTAGTTGCTATCGTAACTATATTCATAACAGGGAAAGCCATTAAATCCAAATCTAAATAATTTGAATCTGTAACAGATTCAAGCCAGCCTAATGCTGGCTTTTTTAACACAAAAAAATTGCCCTCAAGGATTCGCACTCCTTGGGGGCATTCGTTATTCAAACGAGGCTTTAAACAACATAGCTAATGATAAACGATTTACGTTTAAGTATCTAGGAGATTTTATGGAAACTATTAATTTTACACCAAAAGAGTTGCGTAAAAAGATGTGGACGGCAGCACTGATTCTACTGTTGCTCATTTTGGCATGGCGACTGCCTGAAATGATCAGCGCGATTAAATGGTGGTGATTTTTATAACAAACGACGAGGCAGCCATTTCGGCTGCTTTTTTTATGCATGAAAGGTTTTGATATGTACAAATTAGGCAAACGTTCTTTAAACAATCTACAGGGTGTTAATCCTAATCTGGTTAAGGTGGTTGAGCGAGCTATTCAGATTTCTACGCAGGATTTTACTGTTGTTGAGGGTAAACGCAGTAAAGAACAATGTTCAATCAATTATGGCAAAGGCCGTACGGCCAGTGAGTGCATCAAAAAAGGCATCGACCCTAAATACGCCCGACCCAACGAAAAAAAGGTTACATGGGTTAGCACGCCATTGGCCAGCAAACATGCAACCGGCCGCGCTGTTGATATTTACCCTTATCCAATAAATATGAAAGATTCTGACCCTAAAAAATTCGAAGCTATTGCGGCAGCTATGAAACAGGCAGCGGCAGAATTGGGTGTAAAAATCAATTGGGGCGGCAACTGGCAGAAAACCAAAGATTTACCACACTTTGAGGTGTTGTAATGAAAAACATTAATTACCCAGCAGTAGGCGCTTGGGCTTTGCTTGTTTTGATGGTGCTGTTTGCAGTGCTTAGCTACGGCAGCAAGCAGTACCAGAAAGGCTATAGCAAGGGTGCGGAAGAAGTTCAGCACCAGTATCAGGAAGCTTTGGCCAAACAACAGGAGGCGGCTAACAAAGCCAGCCAAGAATATGAGAAACAGAAAGCGAAGAGTGAGGTAAAACAAGATGAACGACAAGCACAAGTTACAAAGATTGTTAAAGTTCCTGTGTACACTAATGTGTGTCTGGATGCTTCAGGGGTGCGCATCATCAACGAAGCAGTCAGCAGTCGCTAGCATTCCAGCTAACCTTACAGAGCCATGCCCTGCATTAAGCCAGTTAAACGGTGCTACAGGCGCAGACATCTTGCCGTGGGCAGTTGGGGTAGTAGGGAAGTATAACGACTGCGCAAGGCGGCATAGCGCGCTAGTAAATGCTATTCAGTAAATCGCGTAAATAAAAGATTAACCGTGGTGGAGATCACCACGGTTGAAATGTATTACCTGGTACCCAAATCGTTCATATTTTATCATAACCATTTGATAATTATATATTTAAGATGGTACCCAAACCTATGCTCATACACACAACTACAACTAACCATTTTGGGGTTGATATTGTATGGGATAGAAATTCAGTTGTTGGGGAGATCACCACAACTGAAATATATTTGCGTGCGCCCGTTTTTGGACTTACGTGAAAGGGATGTAAATTCAGTTGTTGCGGAGATCGCAACAACTGAGTAATGATGCTTCAAATCAAGCCTAATTTACAATGATAGATAAATAAAGCTATTCCGCAGAAAAAAATCGGTATTTGATTTACAATAGCTTTTTTAGAGCTATTTAGGGATATTTGCGGA